TATGATCCCGACCACGGTCACACAAATTTATCTGCGTGGTTTTCAAAACGCGGATGCAAACGGTAATGTTCAGTTAATTCTTATGCCAAGTGCTAAGGGGATGTTAATTGAATGGGGTGGTGCGACTAATGCTTATGCAAATGGCTCATCTGTTGATGCCATTAATGCAGCAAGCATGAACTCCACGTTTGAGGCAGCACGTATAATTTCGTTGGGATTAAAGTCTTGGCCAAATCTTGCGTTGACTGCAGCACCGGGTGTTTTGTGGTCTGGAGCAGCTATTTTGAAATATGCTGAAATCCAGGCTTCGCTCGTTTCAGCTGATTTCCAGGCTTTCCCTACAACACTGGTTACTAGAGGTGTTGATGGTGGTACAACAACTGGTAGACCAATAGATCCTAGTTCATTTGAATTTCAGGAGTATATTGTTGATTCAGTTGGTTGGACTGGGATACCTGGTACAGCTGAGGCGACACTTCCATTCTCCACACCATATCATGTATATACAGGTATAGGTAATGGTACAACGGTGTATTATGAGGCTGTGATAAATGTAGAAGGCACTGTTGCTCTGCATCACGGTTCAACACCGGCTATCTCTGGTCAATCAGGATATACGTCTGAATTGCTTGCCACTGAGCATGGGACGATTGAGCGTATGTGGAATTTTGTTAAGGAGTATTTGCCTTACCCCTCGACCCCGGGTATTAATAGTGTTGGTGTCATGGCCAAGGAGATCGCCAATACTGCATATACATCGCTTCTTAGTTATGCTGGGAAGGCGATTGGTAATGCTATTGGTGGTCCAGTTGGAGGATACGCTGGTGCTCTTATCGGTAATACGGTAGGGACACTTAAGAAGATGCGTGAGATCAACAATTTGATGCCGTATCAGTCAGATGGCGTACGCCTACTTAAGTAGGCTTCTTATTATTAGATTCTCTCTAGTGATCAGGTGCTTGATTCGCACAACTATTCGCAAAGTTGTGTTGTCTTATGTTTTTGCGACCTGGTGTGGATGCACTGGTGCTGGCCAGGAGGCTCTGTACCAGACATGTTGTACTTGTGTTTATCAATTTCGCGAGAATGACATGGTTGAATTGGATGTTAGCAATCATGTGTGTACATCTGCAATACAAGCATGGCATTCTTGATGTATTTTGGTTAGGTTGGTGCACTTTGTATCTAGTGGAAATGTTAAGTGGGACTGGTGCTGTTCATACATGATGGACTATCCTTTAGTACTTGATGTTTTTGAAATAGGAGTTGTTAACCTACATTAGGCTGGTGTGTTGTCCTATGAGGAGTTGTTAACCTTGAAACTCAGGAAGCTATGCAATTAGTTTGGTTGTTGCCCGGGGTGTTTTATACACCTTTACAGCAATTCCCAGTATTACCTAACCATAAATGGACTATGTCCTGGGCTTGGAAAG